TAGGTGCTTACGCTGAACAAGATGCAAGTTTAACTTTGAGGTTGTGGAAACGATTCCAGAGTGAAATGCAAAAAGAAGACATACAAGATATATTTGATTTAGAAACAAATGTATTAAGAGTTGTGTTAGCGATGCGAAAGCAAGGTGTAAGAGTAGATTTAGAAAAAGCAGAACACCTCAAAGTTCAGTTAGAAAAACAAGAGAAAGAAGTGTTACACTCTGTAGGTGGCAGTGACATTGACATCTGGGCGGCTCAGTCCATTGCAAAAGCATTTGATAAAGTCGGACTGCGTTACCCTCGTACACAGAAGATTGATGCTCCAAGTTTCACCAAAAACTTTTTAGCTAACCATGAACATGAGTTACCTCGTGCAGTTGTAAGAGCTAGAGAACTTAATAAAGCTAGAACAACCTTTATTGATACAATACTTAAACATCAACACAATGGTCGTATCTTTGCTGAGGCACACCCCCTCCGTAGTGATGGTGGTGGCACAGTCACTGGTAGATTTAGTTATACTAATCCTAACTTACAACAAGTTCCAGCGAGGAATGCTGAGATTGGTCCTATGATACGCAGTTTGTTTTTACCTGAAGAGGATAGCTTGTGGGGAGCATTTGATTATAGTAGCCAAGAACCACGACTCGTTGTTCACTACGCTGGATTGTTGAACTTTACGGGAGCACAAAAGTTTGTTGCTGAGTATCAAAAAGATAGGTTGACTGACTTCCATCAGCTCGCCGCTGATATTGTAGGAGTGCCACGAAAGCAAGCAAAAGATATAAACTTGGGTCTGTTCTACGGTATGGGCAAGAATAAATTAGCAGAGCAGTTAGGTTTAGAGTATGAAGATGCACAAGAACTGTTCGCTCAATACCACGCTAAAGTTCCTTTCGTGCAAGAGTTAGCGACATTTGCTATGAACAAAGCAAGTAAAAAAGGTGTAATAAGAACATTGCTTGGTCGTAAGTGTAGGTTTGATAAGTGGGAGCCAAATATGTATGGAACATTTAAACCTATGTCGTATGAAGATGCGTATGCAGAACATGGTCCAGCAATTAAAAGATGCTTTACTTATAAAGCACTCAACAAACTTATACAAGGATCAGCGGCTGATCAAACAAAACAAGCGATGGTAGCCCTCCACAAAGAGGGTATTGTACCAATGATACAAGTACATGATGAGTTAGATATTAGTGTAGGGAGTGAAAAAGAATGCGAAGTAATCACAGAAATAATGCAGGACTGCGTGTCCTTGGAAGTACCGAGCGTGGTAGACGCGGAACTTGGTCCAAGTTGGGGACAAGCAAAACAAACACTGAGCGACAAACCGTGGACAAGGGGGGTAAAAAGTGGACACAGCGAGCAACCAAATTAACTACGAAAAGTTAGAAACTATTTATGACGCACAATTTATTAATAGATATCACACTGTACCACTTGGCGGATTGAGACAAACAGTGGGTGCTCATTCATACGCAGTTGTAGTTTTACTTGACCAGTTGTGGGATAATTGTTCTAAGAATTTATTACTATCAGCCCTTTACCATGATGTGCCAGAAATAGTTCTTGGTGATATTCCTGCGACTGCAAAGTGGTCATATCCTGATGTGCAAAAAGTATTTAAAAAAGCAGAACAAAAAGTTATGAAAGATCTTGATATAGATTTTGTGCTTACCGACCGTGAGCTTAACAGATTAAAGATGGCAGATATGTTGGAGTTAGTCATGTACTGCCACAAACTAAACGACAGTAACCCTCGCATGAAACTTATTATGCAGACTGGTGTAAACTATCTTATGGACAATTACTCTCAGCTTCCTGATTTTAATCCAGTAAAACAAGTACTTAGAAAATTAAATTTAGTCTTATGACTACATAGGGCTTTACACTGACCCTCTATTGTATAATACTATTATTATAACAAAAGGAGGTTATGATGTACAAAATACAATTAAAAGATGAAAGTATGAGTGCTTACACACCACACTTTGCTGACAGAACATTCAAGTCGCATAGTGATGCGAACAGTTTTTTATACAGTGAGTACTTAGATGACTCCTTTCATCGCAAAGTCAAGCTTGACTTGGTAGACTTTATTAATTTATTTAACATAGTAAAGGTCAAGTAATATGTCAGGTGTTGAACAGTATGAAGACTACTTACGCAGTCACATTGTAAAATATAGTGTGACTGAGTTTTTGGGTAGAGGTAAGTATAAGAAAACTTACTTTAATTTAAATGAAGGCTACCAAGCTCAGCAGTACGCTGACATGCTCAGGGAACAAGGTGCTCGTGTTATGCTTTATGGTGTATCACAACCACCTGACCGTGCCGTGCCAATATCGGTAACACTATGAATATATTTATGTTAGACAGTAATATGGACAAATGTGTTCAGTACCATTGTGATAAACACATCGTCAAAATGCCATTGGAAACTACGCAGATGGTTTGTACTATATCGCATAAAGTAGCACCAATATCAGGACTTACTCCACCTTACTTGCCAGTTCATGCTAAGCATCCTTGCACTCTTTGGGGTGGTATGAACAAGCGTAACTTTACTTGGCTCTGGTGGTTTGGAGTTGCTTTATGTGCAGAGTATGAGTATCGGTATTGTCGCAAACACGCTTGTGTAGATGTTCTGTACGATATTGCTTGTCAGTGTTGGAATGATTTACCAGATGGTGAATACACGGATCCGCCACAAGCTATGCCTATTGAGTATAAATACCCTGATGTAGTTGAGGCTTATCGCAGATATTATTATTATGAAAAAAGTCGTTTCGCTAAATGGACAAAGCGACCACGACCATTCTTTATGGAGGAAGGATATTATGGATAGATTAAAACCTAACTTTGAAATATATGATTTTAATGGGTGTTTTCTTGTTCGTTATAAACGACCACTAGAAACTGGAGCACGTAGACATGTAGCTGACAGCATGGAAAATGCACTTAAGTTCATACAGTCGTTTTATGTAAAGGACAGAGAACAACGCACTTTTGATTTTAAGCAAGGTGATGCTAGTAAACCTAGACACCCTTACGATCGTAGTGATGAGTATTGGGAGGAACAAGATGTTTAAAGCAATAGGATTAATTTGTTCTGCTTGGATAGTTAATGGTGAGCCTAAACAAGCATGTTATACTCACAAGTTCAGGTGGGAGTTTGAAACTAAAAGAGAATGCCAAATTAGATTTTTACATTATAGAACTAGAGAAAAACCAATCTGGCAAAATATAGTTTTAGGTGAATGTTTTAAAGAAGAAAGGAAAGGAAATGAGTGAAGTAAGTGTAATGAGTGATGAGTTTCATGATTGGTTAGATCAATGTCCTGTACAATGGTTTAGAATACAAAATGGAAAACATTACAATGCAGATAAATCATATTATGAAGGAGCATCTTATATGTTTCTAAAAGATGATGAGGAGGATAATAATGCAATATCAAACAATAAATGAATTACCAGAAGATGTACAAAGCGAAGTTAGGCTTGAGTTAAGGAAACAATCATTACTAGGTAAAAACGCTTTCCCTTATCAATACATTGGGAGTGGTTGGCTATCTCGCAAAAAAGATGGCACAATATTATTTAGACCACATGGATTTAGGCAAGCGGAGGTTAGGCGTGACTAAACTAACACCTGATGTTGAGGACAGCATACGGACTTGTTTGACCCACTTGAACCAACCGAGTATAAGATGGACGAATAAAAAATTGGCAAAGTTCTTTGAAGTGTCTGAAGTAACGATGCGTAGATGGATTGATAAACTACAACTCGCACGATTTGTGGTGGATGGACGTAATAAAATGTCACCCTTCTATAACAAAGATCGTAACAGTCTTATCTATGAAGACTATTGGACTCACCAAAGAAGTTTAGCCGACATAGGAAAGATATATGGTATGTCACGTCAACGTGTCCATCAAATAGTAAAGAAAGCAGAGAAGCACAGATTAAAAGGACTACTATAATATTGTAATCAACTATCTATTTGGTACTATTAATTATAAGTAATTTATTCACAGAAAGGAAAAACTTATGCAAGCAAAACAAAAATCGCCACGACATGCAGATAACATGGTCAGGCAACATTTACCTGAAAAGTTATTTACAAAAGGTCATGGTCCAATGGCTCTCGCCCATGAGTGTATGGAGTTAAGTACAAAAATCCAGCACTTATCTGAGGATTACATGTTTGTCACAGTGTTTATGGAATATGTTAAATTAAAAGATCCAGCACTCTACAAGCAAGGTAAGTTGACAGCAGAGAGTGTAATTAATAATAGCAACAAGGAGGAAACCAGTGATTGATTATGTAATACATTTTGTTTTTGAGCAAACGCTCTACACTCTTTTTACACAGATTTTTTAACAGTTACGAGGGTGGAGGCAACTCCTTTACATGGGGTCGGTGGCAAGTCCGACCTCTACAATGGTGTAGATGCACAAACTGTCTTCCCTCATTTTAGTGAACGAGACAGTTTTGTGGAGCTGAGTTTTAATATGTTTTTCATGGTGATGGGATCGTCTCCTCTAAAAATGGTTGTCCCGAATCTACACAAACTTGCACTTTTATAGAAAGGAAAGTAAATGGAACAATTATTAAAAGTAAATGGTGGTCGTAAAAGAACAGACGGCACACCTAGAAGAATAGTATCAACCCGAATATTTCTACAATGGAATGATACACCTAAAGAAGAAATAAGCCTACACGAGATGCCTCATGAGTTGTCTGAAAGTTTTGACCGATGGCTGTCTATGATCGAAGACGAAGAAAACGCAAAGAACGGCTTATGATCTGTTGGGTAATACTTATTCTTTTGGTCGTTTGGATATTTTTATAGTACCTCCTGCTTTGTCACTTGGTATAATTAATTATAGTAAACAACAGAAGGAGGTCTATATGGCTAATGATACTATAAAAAAACCAGACAGTGAGTGGTTTACATTTTTAACCGACTTGCGTGATTCTGGTGCAATAAATATGATGGGAGCACCTCGCATCATGCACGAAGAAATGGGTGTACCATTACAAGAAGCTAGGGATATCTTTACAAGGTGGACCAAGCATTTAACGGAGCAACGCGATGCCACTGACTAAAGAAGGTGGCAACTTCGTTGCTAAACAAAAGAGTCGCAACTTTGTGATGATATCTAACGAGGAAACTATAAAGGATCTTAAATACATACAAGAAACTTTGTATAACAATCAAGGTATCCAATTAAGTTTACAAAAGGTTGTTGACCATTTAATCCACTATTATTTAAAGGAGCGCTGATGGGTAAAGTAAAACAACTATGGCAAGATGAGATTGATCAAGCTGTAAGTGAGTATCATGACGAAGTTAAATTATGGACAGAGCGTTATGGTATTAATTACTCAGACGACAGTAGGAAGGTATTAATAACCAGATCTCAAGCAAGAGCTAAAAAAAGATTGGTCAGCAAACTACACGCTAACGGATGTGGTGCTGACCACATTGAGCAAATAGTAGACTGTGAGTGTCGGTGAAAGATCAATTAGATCAAATACTTATGGAGTTTGCTGAATTTCATAACTTAACAAAGGGAGAGGTTAAGGTAGAGCCTCTTCCCTCAATGCGTGCTGTACCTCTACCTCCCCTCAAATACAGAGCTAAACATTTAATTGATGATGGCAAAAAAGATTCATTTACAAAAAAGAATAAGAAGAAATATAAAAAGACAAAATACAAATACATTCGGTCACGTCGTCTACAAGGTTATAGTATGACGGATAGGCAAGCTGATATGCGTACTTTAGCCGATGGTGGATGGCACTTGGATAATTTTACATGCCTTAAATTAACGGATGCACGACCAACTTGCCTCATGTGTGATTTACCACCACGAACGATTGGTGATTTAGTATTTTCGTTATTCTCTCCATTTTACAAATGTGAAGTCTGCTTTTCCATTCGCCCCTTCCAGATGGCGACTAAAAGTAATCCAAATGATATTTTCTTTCCTCCAGAGTCTAGTAAAAAAGTAAGACGGCATACTGCTATGGGACTAGGTATACTAAAACAAAAGATAAAAAGGTTGCAGGACGAAGACAAAAAATGGCTATAGTTCCCTAAATCACGTGTTACTATATTTATATGGTTAATTATAGAAAGGAGTCAACCATGGATAACAATAAACAATGGGCTACTGGTGTCATTTACGATGAGGACGGTAGCATTCGTGAAGTATTCCAACACGAAAATGAAAAAGACGTTAAGGATATGATGACATATGTAATAAGTATCAGTAGTAAAAATCTACGGTCTGAGTACATTGGTCGCATCAATGGTAAATATAAGGTGGCATTATGAGTAGAACTTTATTTGATCATATGGACATACCTTACCATGAGTGGTTTGGTAATGTCGTAGGGGGCTGGATCTATAAACACTTTCGTAATTGTGGCATGGGTCCGTTTTCTGCTGATACTGATAACAAAAAAGGTAAATATATTTTTCGCGTCAGTGACCACACAACCTTCTATATATTTGTTGATGAGGCTTATGAAAGTCTTGTTATTACTTATACTTGGAATAATGGTAAAGAGGCTGAGTGCAATAGTATGTATCTCACAAAACAAGAATTAAGTTTTGGTAAAGACCATTGTGATGAGTTAATGTGGCAACTGACAAAGCCGTCAGGTGATGTTTATAAATGGGAGTATAAAGCTGATGTATGAAGTACGCACCATGCCAGATGGTCTGTACATTGTGGTTGATGCTGAGGGCAAAAAGGTTACTCAGCATTATACCTTTGACGATGCCCAAAGGGTCTCGGATCATATGAACAGAAAATTAGAGCATGAACAAAACAAAAGTCTGCTATATAGTAGTAAATTGAAATCAGAGTGAAAAACAAAATCAGATATTATAATATACGATATCTGATATATTATTTCCGTTTCGCGACAACAACTGGATTCCATTCGGCATGATAAGAATTTAGTTGTTGTTACTATTAAGCAGAGTTATATAATAAAGATATGGCAAAGGCGAAAGAAACCCATAGAAAGAAGCTTGAGGTTGTAGCTAATCCAAAGATTGATTTTGGTTTGACACCAAAGCAAGAAAAGTTTTGTAAGATTTACGCAACTGAAGAAGTTACACAAACTGAAGCGGCGATCCAAGCAGGATACGCAGTATCAAATGCACATGCGATTGCTAGTAAGATGCTTAACGGTCGGGATTATCCACAAATATTGGATAGGATACACCAACTTAAATTAGAACTCCAACATAAATACGAAGTAACTTTTGAAAGCCATGTTCGTAAACTATCACAAATAAGAGATGATGCGATGGCTAACCAAAATTATGCCTCTGCCGTCGCGGCTGAAAAAGCAAGAGGTCAAGCGGCTGGATTATATATAGATAGAAAAGAAATATTGATGGGACGGATTGACCAAATGAGTCGTGATGAAGTAATGCACGAAATAAAAAGAATCCAAGAAGAGTTCCCACAATTAGTGAATCACAAAGAGTCATCAGCTAAATAATCTTGATATCTATTTGATAACTTAAATAACATCATTATAAATCACACTATATAATAAAAGTATATTTAAACATAAACATCAAAGGAGTAATCTATGTCTAAAAATTATTGGGTTGGTGATCCTCAAGATTTACAACACTATCAACCAACTTGCCCAACTGAAACACCACCAGAAATAGAGGATCTAACAAAACAAGAGTTCGCTTCTTATCCAAGTACACATAATGATAAAAGCCATGCTTTTGATGGTCCCGCTTTTGATAACTGTAGTTTTCTTGCATGTGAAGATGCTACCTATCAATATACTATTATTTGTTGGGGGTCAATGATGGGGTCAACTTACCATGTAATGCGTATGCCAAAAGATCCAGAAAGTATAGGAGGGTAATATGTCAACCAGAGCAATATATTCTTTTACAGATCACACTACTAATAAAACCAACTACTACTATCGCCATCATGATGGATATCCTCAGGGCAGGTCTGGTGCTTTAAAACGTATTGAGTCCATACTTACATTAGAGCAAAATTTAGATGGTATAAATACTTTGATGGAAGCTATCGGTGGTGAACGTCTTCGGGATTATGAAGACTTTATCACATCAGACCATCAACATCGTTATGAAGTTTATTTTAAAACCGATGGATGGAGGTCATCTAGAGTGTTTCATTTATTACACAAAGATGATGATACATCTCTTCAGCATGAGTACAAATTAGACTTTCAAAACGGTGACGAAACTTTTTTATCTGTATGAGTATTTAGGGGTTTACACTGAGGAAGTTATTTGGTACTCTATACTTATGCAATAAAGCATAAACTTAATCTCACAGAAAGGAGATTTTATTATGGCTCAGGTAGCTAAAAAAGTTCAGGCATCTTCTCAAAAGCCTATCGTGTTCACTGGTATTACTGCTTTATCAGCTGAGCGTATCCAAAAGCGTGAGGGTGTTACAGTTGCTGACATCACTGCTTTTGTTCAGCAAAATGCTGGGGGTAACATCAACAATGTGGGCGTTCGTCTTGTTGAGGGTGTTAACCTCAAAGATGAGTTACCATTTCCTTGGGAAAAGAAAAAAACCCTTTACGAAGAAAATGGTACTGCAAAGTCCACTCTTCGTGCAAAGGTCGTCTGGCAGTTAATCAACTGCCAAAAGGGTAAAGATCCACTTACACTTGCAATGGTGGATCAGTTTCACAAGTCAATTAAGGCACGTTCGTTCCACGCTTTAATTGATGCTCTTAACGGTGGGCAGTCTGCAAAGTCTACCAGTTGGGGTAAGAACTTTGTGGAATTATATGTAATCCCTAAAAAATAATTTACCTTCCCCCAGTTTTACGACTGGGGGTTTTTTTGACCTAGTGTTATGATTAAACCTGAAACAAAATTTTGGAACATAATTAAAAAACAGACTGAGGGACTGTGTCACTGGTCTAGGTTGGAATCATATACTGCGACTGGGATACCTGACCTGACTGGGTGTTATAAAGGGAATGAAGCATGGTTTGAATTAAAGGTTTTGACAACAAGAAATGACAAGAGCTATCCCACATTTAGACCCCTCCAGATTGCATGGCAGACCTTACGAACTCAGCATGGAGGTCGGGTTTATAACTTGGTTCATCATCCTTCCTCCGGGAGCGTATTAATTATTGATGGAAAGAACCTTGGACCGAGGGTGATGGATCGTCGCTATCTGTACGATGCGAAGCGACCGATCAACATGGATCGTCAGGCATGGCAAGTCTTATTTATTCAAATGTTCTCGGGATCGGATGGATGGATGGATTGATGATTCCATTTGATTCATACCTATAGGGACAGGGACATATATAGTAATAGAATCACATTGATTCAGGATGATTCAGTTTGATTCACCGCCTGATAACTTTTGTGTTGCTCTATTTAAATCATGCCCAATAATAAAACCATAGTTAATTATTTATAAGGAGAAAACTATGTTTATAAGAAGAACGCCAATCAGTAATGTAAAAATTGCACACTTGTTTATGATAGGTATTAGTATTTTGTTAAGTCTAGGTTACCTATTGGTATCACTAATAGTAATGGAGCCAGTCCATACTACTATCGGCATTGGCTTATTTGTCGCACTTATATATTATTTTGCATGGGAGCTGGACAAATGCTCATAATATACGCAATAGGAGTTTTGTTGATGGTGCTGTTACTTACATGATGGATGGTCGCGTGTTGTCGCGAGCATGTTTCATTCCGTATGGCTCACGCTCGCACTCACGCTCATGCACGCACACACAAATATAGTGCGTCCGTTAACATGTTAATAGTTAACAATGTTAATTAAAAAAAGTTACCTATAGGGGTTTACATTTAAAATAATTGCTTTAATGTAGTATGTATTGGTAGCAATTAAGTTACCATGTTTTAAAAAGGTAAAAACTATGTTTAATTTTAACAACAATTTACAAGGGCAAGTAAACCAAAAAAATGCCCACCAATTATGTGCCAATTTAGTGGCATTTATAAACGCTAACGGTGGCGTGCATAAGTGGGCATTACAATTAAATAAAAATGCCTTTACGCCTAATAATACTTTATTTGGTGGTGTTAATGCTAAAGGCACACTTTGGCAACCAATGCTAAAAGCACAGCAAACAAATAACAGCGTTGCAGGTGCTATTTTATGGGCATGCGTAAATGGTGCTAATGTTACCGCATTACAAAATGCACCAAAAAAAGTAACTTGCCCTAAGGCAACCTTAAAGTATGTTAACGGTACAACAATACCAAAACAAGCTAAAGCAATACCACTTGCACAAATACAAGCGGTTAGCCAATTAAGTGGTAGTAGCATACTTGCCAATGGTGGTAGTGCTAATGGTTGTAGGCAAAACGCTTTAAGTGCAATACTTATTGGTAGTTTTAGTTACATTGCCAAGCACACCTACGGCACAAACTTTGGTACACTGGTACCAGTAGCCAAATAAATTAAACGGCTACACAAGGGGCTATGGCTTACAACCATAGCCCTATTTTTTTGGTGTAACTACTTAACATGTTAACTATCCCCCTTTTGAGAGTAATATATATGTATGTGCGTCAGTGCATACATGTTCCGCACGAATCATACCATATCAGAAAATTATTTGTACATGACCCCCCTTTTGTGTATATTGAACATCAGGTTCATGGTCCATGGAAAAATTTTTGTAAAAAATGACACAAGCCCCTTTAAACATACCTGAAGAAAAATTACGTCATTACTTAAAATTGATAGAAAAACAAAAGCAGTTAACGACTGCTGAACAAGCTCGTAGTGATTTTATGAAGTATGTCGGTGTCATATGGCAAGAGTTTATAGAAGGCGAGCACCATAAAATAATGGCAAAAAAATTTAATGATTTGGCAACTGGCAAAATAAAACGCTTGATTGTAAACATGCCACCGAGACATACAAAGTCTGAGTTTGCAAGTTACTTATTGCCGAGTTGGTTGATGGGCAAGAATCCAAAGTTAAAGATTATACAAGCAACCCACACTGGTGAATTAGCTGTTAGGTTTGGTCGTAAAGTAAGAAACCTTATGGCAAGTAACGATTACTCTCTGGTCTTTCCTGATGTTAAGTTGCGTGCAGATAGTCTCGCGGCAGGACGTTGGGAAACAAATGATGGAGGAGAATACTTCGCGGCTGGAGTAGGTGGAGCAATAACTGGTCGTGGTGCGGACTTAATGATAATCGATGACCCTCACTCAGAACAAGATGCGTTATCACCATCAGCTTTGGAATCTGCATATGAGTGGTACACCTCGGGTCCTCGCCAAAGATTGCAACCAGGAGGAGCGATCGTTATCGTTATGACACGTTGGAGTGAAATCGATTTAACTGGTAAACTTATAAAACAACAAGCACGAGATATATTAGCTGACCAGTGGGAAGTTATAGAGTTCCCTGCGATATTGCCAGATGGTAAAGCCATGTGGGGTAACTTTTGGAAAGTGGAAGAACTGTTAAAGGTTAAAGCATCATTGTCAGTAGGTAAGTGGGAAGCTCAATGGCAACAAAACCCAACGAGTGAAACAAGTGCTATATTAAAGAGAGAGTGGTGGCAAACTTGGACTAAGAAAGATATACCACCACTCAGTTACGTTATGCAAAGTTATGATACTGCATTTAGTAAAAAAGAAACAGCAGATTTTTCAGCAATTACAACATGGGGTGTTTTTTACCCAGAAGAAGGCGGACCTCCTAACATTATTCTTTGTGATGCTAGGCGTGGTAGATGGGACTTTCCTGAGTTGCGTAAAATAGCAATGGAAGAATATAAGTATTGGGAACCAGAATGTGTCTTGATTGAGGCGAAAGCATCAGGTATGCCATTGACCCACGAACTACGGCAGATGGGCATTCCCATACAAAACTACAGCCCAAGTCGAGGTAATGATAAATTTAGTCGTGTAAATTCAGTTGCACCATTACTTGAATCTGGGTTAGTATGGTCACCAGATACTCGTTGGGCTGAAGAAGTTATTGAAGAATGTGCAAAGTTTCCAGCAGGAGAACACGATGACTTTGTTGATACAGTTACACAAGCTCTACGAAGATTTAGAGAGGGTGGTTTTATAACACACCCAGAAGATGAGGTATATGAGTATGATGGTCCAGGAAGAAGTAATGTATATTACGGTTGATACAAAACCTAAAGAATTATATGATGAAATGTATTTGCTTTACGGTATGTGGCAAGAAGAAGACCCAACTTACATTCCACCAAGTTCTAGCCAAACAAGAGAATTTGTGGCACAATTAATGAGAGACAAGTTTTATGTTGTCTCAGGAGATGGACATGGCTGAACCAAAAAACCCTTATAATAATATTGAAAAGGAGCTGACTTTAGTTGGCAATCCTATATTAGACCCGGACCCTATA